GGTAATGTATTCAATAGGCTGGATAGCAAATCCTACTTTGTCATAATGTTTAGGATTTGTTACTTCTTCATCCTCGTATGTTGTTCTTTGTTCACGTTGCTTCTGTGACTCTTGATACTCGTTAAACAGTTTAAGTGTAGAGTCAGAAGGAACGTGTGCTTCTTCATCCTCTTCTTTAATATTAACATAAGTCTGTGTCTGTGCATCCCATTGTCTAACACCCTTGCTTGTGTCAGGATGTGGTCGATGATCCCAAGATAAAGGGTGGCGTAAGAGTTCCTTTATGTTTTTCTGGTCATCTCTTTCTTCTTCGTCTTGTGAATAATTAGTCATGTTCCCTTCCTTTAAATATATCAGCTACACCATGAGGTGTCCAAAGTACAACTTCATGTTTATCATGAAAGTACTCACCATCTCTTAATATTCTGGCCATCCGGCAGTTTTGTATGGCTCCTTCAGTTCCTTGTCCAGATTTAATGAAGGCTTCATTCACTACAGTCCACATATCTAAAACCGATTCTGTATTTCCGGTCAAAATTTTGTCGGCAGATATTGGGCCTACGCCTTGACAACCTTTGTAATGATCTGTTGAATCTCCTACCAAAGATTGATAAAAGAATTTGTAATCAGCATCTTTTTTTGACCATTCAAATACTTTCTCTTCTTTGAAATCCCAATGTAGACCGGGAATAGTCAGTAAATCTTTATCTTCACTGACTATTATCCGTTCATCTTTTGATTTCTCAGTGGCTAAAATACCTATTGTGTCATCTGCTTCTAACCATTCATATACCTTAAAAGGATGTTTCTCTTTACAATACTCTAAAGCAGGAATGAAACACATAGGTTTTCTCCCACCTTTTCTATTGCTTTTATAGTCAGGATTGACTATCTTTCTGAAGTTGTTCTTATCAGTAAAACATAGTATAATCTTATCTGCTTGTGTTCCTTCTTTCACCTTCCATATCTGATTATCAATTAGTGTCTTTGCTTCCGCTAAATCACAATGTAATGTCCATGAATCTCCTCCCCAATTAATCTCTCTTTCTGAAAGCCTTGTTGCTTTATATACAAATATGTCTGCATCAATTAGTAACTCTCGCATTCTCTTCCTTGTGTAAATTTACTTTGTTTAAATATGTAGATGACTTCGTTAAGTCATAACGATAATCTTCATGCTTCTTAAAATTAAAAGAGGTGTGACTCTTCATATACCTCCAAGGTACTATGTATACATAAGGAAAACAACACGCAAATAAATAATCAAAATCTCCCTTCTTATAACCTCTTTTAACTCGTAATCCATTTAACTTACCTTCCCTTGTTAAAGGAATACTTTTTTTCCTTGAATGTTTAATTTGTATAGTAATCCAATCTTTACCGTTCTTAACTACTAAATCAAATGCGGATGATGGATCTAATGGAACACACATAGAATAGTTCCACATATGTAGAAGATACCTTACTATCTCTTCTCCTGCCATACCAAAGGCAGATGAATCAATGTGTGGTTGCCCAATTTGGTCCGGTTTTGAACTCACCAGTGAGGGGAATTCTAAAACTGTACCTCTCACCTGCGATGGCGATTGCTTCGACTGCGAGATCTCCGATTCTTTTTGCATGTTCCTTTTTTACTGTAAGTTGAACTTCATCATGAACAAAAGCTACTTGTCTATAATCTTCCCCATACTTAAATTCTTTTTCCAGAAGATTATGCATTTCAACAACCCATCTTTTACAAATTATTGCTCCTGCTGACTGTAGTAATGTGTTCAAAGCTGAATGGCTAGAACGTACAGGTACTTTCCTACCATCTAAACCTTTTATAAATCCCATCTCTGCTTTCTTCTGAACGGCATCTCTTAAAGATTTCAAAGCTGGTATTTTACTAAGAAACTCTTTCTTTAATCTTGACCCTTCAGCTTTCCCTTTACCCACGATTTGACCAATTTTTTCATTTCCTGCGCCATATAAGAAACCATAAATAAAAGTTTTTGCTTGATCTCTAGTAGATAAACCAGCGGCTTTCTGATTAGTTGTGTGTATGTCCTCTTCAAGAAGTAATTTACCATATGCACCACCATCATACTTAGCAAGATAGTGGCTAAGACAACGGAGTTCCAGACTAGAGACATCAACTCCCAAAAGATCCATCTTTGAGTCTGCTCTAAATAATGTTCTACATTCTTTCCCAAAGGGTGCGTTAAGATTTGGAACTTGAGCGAGATTAGGGTGCGAGTGAGAGCAACGCGAAGTCTGTGCGCCCATTGTGTTGATTCTACCATGTAGCCTACCTTTTTTTGATAATTTTATCCATGCTTGATTACCTTCAGCTAACTGAGCAATACGTTTATTCAAAATAAAGTATTGTGACATCAGTTTTGCTTCAGGATACTTGAGCTTGTTTAATACTTTCTCATCAATCTTTGGGTCATGTGTAGGTGTAAACTCTGTAGGTGTCCACCCTCTCAACTCTTGAAGTCGTTTAGCTATGTGCTTACGACTATTAGGATTAAAATCGATAATCTTAATCTTAGAATAGGAGCCATTCTTACGTAGTCCCTCATCTACTATCCATGAGCCAAACACTTCACCTAATGTTTTAGATAGCTTAGATCTCTTATCCGCAAGATCACCATACAATTCAATAGCTTTAGGCTCATCAAAAGAAAATCCTGCTTCTTCCTGACGAAGACACACTTCTGCTATTTTATGTTCCAAATCTAAACAATCTTTTGGAGGAACACTATTCATTAGATATGTGTATAGTAACTCTGTTAAATGTACATCATTTACACAATAGTCAATCATCTCAGGTGTAAGTACATCAAAAGCATTCTCTTGTTGTGAATATGTACCTTTAAAAGAACCTAACCGTTCTCCCCATGCCTTGAGAGAGTGACTGCCCCATAATTTAGCCTCAATCTTACGTATTTTTGAGTCTGTCTCACGTAGATTAGCATAGATAACTCTTGAAAGTATTAAAGTATCCAGAGTCTGATCTATAGGGATCGTAAATCCATAGAGTCTTTTAAGAGCTATCAAATCATAACCTAATATGTTATGACCTATTATCTTTTTATCACTCAAGTCTATAAGTGCCTTCTTGATCTTTGAGTCTGAATCCGCAATTGTTAATTCACCAGTATTAAGGTTACGGTATACTAACAAATGAACTTTCGTTATGGTATCCAACAAACCATCGGATTCTATATCTAAAACTACCTCTTCCATTTTACCCTTCCGTTAGAAATCTTGATTATCGGTGACTTCTTCCATTTCAAAATTATCCGTAGAAACTTCTACCATTCTTCCAGTTTCCTTTGAATACTCCACCGCATTACAAATGCCAGTTTCACCTGTCCATCTATTTTTTAGAATTCTTACTGTTGTTAGGTTTGGATGATCCTCACTCTGCTGATTTCTCTCACAACCTATAACAATATCAGATAGTTGAGCTATCCCATGAGTACCACGTAACTGATTAAGAGAAGTTTGAACGCCTTCTTCATGACCTCTATCTCCACTCGGTCTACGTAAATGTGATACAAGTATCAACGCACATTGTAATTCTTCTACTAAACTACGTAATTTAGTCATTACAAAGTCCAACATTCTACGCTCATCTCCTCCACTGGTCAGTCCTGAAATGATAATGCTGATATGATCTAAAATAATACAATCACATTCCATTCCTCGTACTAAATATCTAATCTTGTTAAAGAGGTGTTCAGGTTCTACACTTCCCCAGTGATCATAAAGGAATAAATTACCTGTACCAACTACATTATCAAATCCCTCTTTTAATTCTTCGGTTGTACACTCTACATTCTGTAAATGAATAGGTTTATTTAAGTATAGACCTACAAAACCCAATGCTGTACGTTTGTTATTCTCTTCCAAGGCTAAGTAACCTATCTTTTGTCCTTGTAACATTAAGGAATAACCTATCTCCCTACATACTTGAGACTTACCTACACCACTACCTGCTGTGATAGTGACTATCTCTCCTCTGCGTAGACCTTGAGTCATATTGTTTAAACCTGAGTAAGGGTATGGAAAGGATTCTACATTGTTTTCTGTAGATATTAAGTCCCATAAATCTCTACCATCTACAATACCATCTGGCCTCCACACTTGCGCCGCCCATATAGATGCTATTATCTCCTTTTCTTTCCCTTCTTGAAGCATTTCACTGGCATCCTTGAGAGGTAAATGTGCTATCTTTACTTTTCCGGGTGAAAACAGTGGCACACACTCTTCTACGGCCTTCTTTCCTGCCTCATCTTGATCGAACATCAAGATTATAGTATCGAACCCTTCTAAATATTCTATTTCACGTTGTAGACAACGCTTTGCACCACCTGAACCTGTTGCAATACTAACAACTGGCCACTTATTACCCTGTGCTTGTGATACTGACATAGCATCAATCTCTCCCTCAGTAACTACAATCATCTTTCCTTTGGAAAAAAGATGTTTACCAAAAAGATTAGCCTGTTTAGTATCTCCAATGAATAAAAAATCTTTATTAGAGAAACGTAACTTCTGAGCTACTACCTCACTTGATCCTGCCTTACGATAATTAGCAATCTGTACTTTCTTACCTTTAAAAGTACCTATTTGGTAATCCCACTTATTAACTGTGTCTTGTGACAGACATCTCTTCTGAAGAGGTACTCTGTCTCCAGTTACAAAATCCATTTTCATTTTTTCCTTCCTTTGTGTGATTGGTTTCTCACCACCTTTTGCTTGGTGATAACCACATCCGGGTGAAAAGCAGTAACCATGACCATCATCATACATGGCGAGATTATCTTGAGATCCACAGCTAGGACAAGGGATGTGATTAATTAATGTAGAGTCCTCCCTTTCTACACTCTCTCTTCCGAAGAGTTCCATATTTTTTCATCCAGTTTAGAAGTTGCCGATATTGAGTTGATATATGTGTATCCACAACTCACTAAAAAATACTTTATTTGATCTAGTACCTCTGGCAAAGTCTCAGCGTCAAATTGAACCTTGACATCATCCACTTTATAGTTCTTACCTGACAAGTCATCTCTATCCATGTATGTCCGTATCTGTTGGAACTTATATGTCTCTTCCATGTCGAGTTCCTCATCTAAGACAAACTTTTTCATAGTCTTCTTATTTGTACGATGAACCTGCGTACCTCTATTTAATATACCCTTACCCATACTATCCTTCCTATTAGAAATCTAACCATGATTGAACATCAAAGTATGGTGAGAGTTGTGACGGTTCTATCTCATTAAATCCTAAGATAGTTGACTGAGGATATGTATGTCTCAACCACATGACACTTTCTTTTAGCTCTTGCCATTGCTTTGATGTATAATTTAAACGAGGTTCAAACTCTGAATCTGTAAGAGTTCCACCGATTAGACACACAGACACAGACGTATCGTTATATCCTTCGGTGTGTGCTCCTACTTCTTCTAGCTCTCTCCCTGTTTCTAATGTACCATCTCTCTTTATGAGAAGATGATGTACCACATTCAAAAACCCTTTCTGTCTATGTAGTTTATTCATATCTGTAACATCAAGGTTTAGGCTAGGTGGTGTCTGACTGCTATGTATAATTATATACTTAGTTTCTCTTCTATTTATTCTATCCATTCTTCAGGAATATTTTGGTTTGCAAATTTAAAATCATATTTTGTAGCCCACGCTTTACATGTTAAATTAGAACCTTGAACCTTTTTATTCCAGTCGTAAAACACTAGCCTAATATCTAACTCAGGATGTTGTTTCTTGATAGCTCTCAAAATTCTTTGAGCTGTGATTCTAAAAAACCCTTTCGCCTCAATAATTATGCCATTTGGTAGAATAAAGTCTGGTTTATACTTTCCTTCCAGCGTATAACCTAGAATAAGTGTTTCGTATTCATAGGCTATACGCCTTTCCTCTAGGAAGGAACCTAGCTTGTCTTCAAATTGGTTACGGAAACCTTTAGAAGTCCTCATCTTCTTCTTTTTCCTGTTTAAACTCATCCGTAACTGACTCAGAGGTGTCTGTAAAACCTTCTTCCTCTTCAAAACCCATATCTGAAATAGGGTTATAAGGAATTAGGTTTATAACTTGAACAGCATCCATGTATAATGTGACACCTGCTCCACCTTGAACAAACCAGAAGTTAGGCCGGAATGATACTTTCACATCTGAACCTCTTCCAAGCGAAACATTACAAGGTTTCAACTTAGCATCAATCAAACGGACAGTAGCCTTTCGTTTCTCTCCATTCTTAGATTTAAAGAATGGTTTCTGCTTGAACTTAAACAGCACATCATCCCCATCTTCTTTGTAGGGTGGATTTGCTAATTGTTTTGCTCCTGACTCCTTCTGTGAAGAGTCCATCCACTCATCAATGGTAGCCATGAACTTCTTAGCTTCCTTACGTGGCATAGTGAATGCTAACTGATACTCACCCTCTTCTGAAAACTTAGTGTTAGGTCGTTCAAGATATGCCCACGCCACTTTACCTGACGGTGATACTTGTCTATCTGCCATTTATTATCCTCCTTAAATGGTGTTGCTAATTTAAATCCAAATGATATATTCATTTGAATACTATAAGGGTAGTTAATTAACAAAAGAAATACTTAGAATCAAGCACCTCTGTAATGTCTAACTCACCTCTCTTTGGAGGGTTGGGAACGTAATCAACCACTTCCAAAGCTGACTGTTTAAACTCTTCAAGAGGATCAAATTCTTGATAAAGCTTAACAAATGCCTCTCTTAATAATGAAGCTAATTGTGGTGTTTTTGCGGCATGTGTGCCATATGAATCGTGTATCATTTGAAATGATTGTATACCTACATCCACACACATATTTACAGTGAAAGTCAATGCACAAGCATCTAACGAGTGTACAAAGTTAGGTGCAGAACCATTCACCGATCTTCGATTATCTATTCCAGAATCATCTTCCATCTGTATAGTAGGTTTGATTAACACACCATCAATATGAGTGAATATTTTTTTCTTGGATATATCCTTGTACTGTTGATGTATTATCATACCAGAAGGTATCCACCATATCAAGGGGTAATTTTGTTTGCTAACTATACTTGATACTTTTCTAATCCAATCCATAGCCTCTTTCGCACTAACTACAACATCTGTAATAGCTTGCCATACTCTAGTAGTGATCCAGTTCACAGGTACATATAATGGAAGGTTTTTATCCCACGGATAGTCCAAACCTTCATATATACACTCTCTCACATACTCTTCTACATAACTTCTACATGAAAACCGAGTTCCACCATAAGGAACCACCATAACAGGCCGTTTTGTCATCTTACGATTGATGAGTCCAGAATTTAACCACTTCTCGGCCATTTCATCACCTTCTTCCATCTCCCGCCTCACAGTCCTTAAAACATGATCAGCGACATCTTGATATATGTCTTGTGGTTGTTCTTTATTCATAAGATTAGTCGCATGACCACCAACTTTACATCGTAACATCGCTGAGTAATGCTGTAACCCATTGTTACTTCCATCTAAGGCTATAGGTAAACTTGACTTGTAACCAAAACCTTCTCGTTTAAATCCTGCCCATTCATGACAGAAAGCTAAGAATAACCACGGATCACCAACTTTTTTCCAGAAGTCACAGTCTAGTCCGTGTTTAGCTACACCTAGAATCTGTTCTTCATGTTCATATACCCAATCCACCCTTTCTTGCAAAGTGATTTTATCAACTCCAGCACAATTAGCACCATGTATGGCTAACCAATCAGCTTGCTCTTGGTTCTCAATTGGTAAACTCTTTGAGAAAGTTAGTAATGCCTTGGCATATTCAGTTCCTTGAGGTGTAAGGAAGGATGATACTGTGTATTTTCTACCTCTGAAGTCTACTTGGTAAGGAAAATGAAAACCATCAAACTTAGAAAATTTTTCAGCCATTTTAATTGTACGCATGAACTGTAGTATCTTGGATTTTCTCCTCACGTTCTCAGCATAGCATTCTGAAGCTACTGTCTTCCAATCTATGAACTTTTTGTACATCTCTTCATCCATATCTGCTTTCCTCATTCCTTTGGAAGCTGGACAAGGTGGAATAGTGGCTTCAGTTTTGTCTGGTAATGAGCCAATACTTATGCTATGAGTAGATGCCTCAGTCATTATATCTAACACTTTCTTATTTATCTTCCACTTAGTATTCTGTAGTGCATTGACACAACTGTACTCCTGTTTCATATCATGATAAGCTAATTCACTAGCTATATTTTTGTTACTTGTCTTGATAAACCCTATTCTTTTTGTTAGGTATCCTCCACTATAAGGTGAAGTCCATTCTAAGGGTGTACATACCATAGGTGAATAGGCAGGTGAAAGTAATTCTCCCTTGCTATTTATTTTCTCAATCCAATCTAAAGTAGCACTAGTTGGAAGAATAGTAAGTTCTTTTCTCTTTCTACCTTTAGTCATTGTCACTACTTTAACAAGTCCAGTACCACGTACTAATAAGTCTACACACTTTAAACCTACTTGAATACGTTCTGTAACTGTCCAAGTCTCAGTATGTTCTACATCAATCTTATGTTTACAATGCTTTAGCAATCCATACCTTCGGTAATGCCGTGATGCTGATCTTTTACCAACTTGTTTCATCAGATAATCGAAATAATGCTTATCTCCATCTCTGTATAAGTTAAACTTCACTTGATCTTCTAATGATTGTCCAATCTTAAAAGCTAAATTAGTCAGCTTTTGTGATTTAGATATTCCATCCATGATAGATCGTAAAGTAATGAATGCTGTCACCTCAGAGTCCAGCATAGCAAGGAAAGGTGCGGCAAGTGCTTTTCTACCTGCTCCACCTTCTAAAGCTTCACCAATGAAAGAATCAATTTTTCGGGAAAACTTATCTACACTTTGCTTCATCAATAGAATACCATGCAAAGATGTTGATTCGGAGTTCGTAGTTTTTGCTTCTCTCACTTGTTTACGGAACTTCTCAATTCCGAATTCAATCATATCTTCTTCTAGTTTTCTCTGTTCTTCAAATATGTTCATGCCTTCCTTTTTATATGAAAATGAATAACCAATGTAAACTAAGTATGTACACCATACTTCCGAATATTATAATATATGCAATAAACAACATCTACGCCTTAGTTTAATAGGTAAGGTTTCTCTACATGAGTCCACCAAATTTTCTCTCTCTTCATGATCCACATTTTCCAATCTACGCCTTCATTTAAGTAAGCTCCGAGTGACTCTGTTATCTCTATGAGATTGGAGTCAAATGAAATTGGAGCTACTTCTGGATCTTCGGCCTCAAATTCTATTTCTCCACCACGTGTAAAAAACACGCCTGTCTCAGGTGGTAACTCAGTAAAAGCCAATGTAAAAGCGTCAATAGCCTCATTCACTATTTGAAATAATGTGAAATAATCTTTTGTACTAAAAATACCTAGTATTGAACTTTCATTAAATTCGCCATCAATGAACTCCTCATCTAACGTATTTCTGACTATATATACTTTCATTTACCTCCTCTAGATTGTTTATGTAGTGCTTCTAACCTTTTCAAGTGATCCTTTAACTGTTCAGTTTTTGTCATTACTCTACTATCTGTCGTGGGTGAATATCTGCACTTGCCCAGACAACTTCTTCTATGGTAGTTTTATGTATCTCAAACATTATTGGATAATCTCCTTTGACAGCTTTATGAATAGCATTACTTAAATGCTGTGGGTTCATCTCTTCAATATCAATTGCTTCACCCATCGATTTACTATAATATTTTATTTTTATATACTCTTCCATGTTATCTCGCTAATAAGAATGTGTTCCACTCACTGTAAAACGATACATACGAATATACAATGAATAGTAAAATTAAGATTTTAATGATCACCTCCTTTCATAGTTGGTGAGGAAGGTAGGATTTGCACCTACTATGTCATTCGACATCTGATTTACAGTCAGATTGCTTATCTAGATTGCATACTTCCCCATATTAATTATCAGGTGCTATAGTAGTGGCACTCGTTTTACTTCCTTTCACTACTGGTAACTTAACTATTTTAACATCTCTGATACGGTTAGTCAAGTAATAAAGTGTAGCAACATCACGACACATCATAGCTAATTTATATTCATGTTCTAACACTTCTAAATGTGTTTCCCAATCTACTCTGAGCATAGTTTCATCAATTATACTGTTATAGTGTAGCTAAACCACTTAGGCACAGGTGAATGTTTCCAAACTGCCATATATGATTTCTCTACTTGATAATACTTTCTATAAGCTTCCACTGTATTAACTGACTTGTGCTCGTCAGGCATACACTGAGGTGGTTCCCAAAAGTCCCACAGTTCTGTCTCTAATGCCTTTGGACAGCTTCTAAGTAAAGGGAGTAAGGTAGCTGTCTTGTGTACTTTACCATACCTTTGAGTATACTCTTCACAAAGGTATCTAAGCAAGTTATAGACATATCGGTAGTGACATCTATTTTGCCTAACCCACACCGCACTAGGATGATTTTTGTGAGTGGCTTTGTACATGCCGTCCTTACCTTCGTCACCATCCATTATACGGTGTGCTGTTGAAAGTAGCTGTGCATACTCCAAAATCATTTTAACCACGTGTTTATCACAGTGGTCTTTAGCACAATTGTAAGTACGCTTATCTAAATAAAATATATTCATTTGATCCTTTTTTAATAGTTCCCCG